TCTCCTAACTATATTCATTCATTGGATAGTGCAGCGATGGCACTTGTTACCTGTAAGATGAAGGCGCAAGGCGTACATCACTTTGCAATGGTACATGATAGTTACGGAGTACACGCTACAAATGTTCAGAGATTATCTAAATCTTTGAGACAAGTATTCGTAGAAATGTTTGAAGAAGATTTACTTGAGAAATTTAGAGATGAGATACACGCTATGTTATCTCCTAGAAATCAAAAGAAAATACCACCACTACCAGAAAAGGGAAACCTAGTGCTTGAAAAAGTATTAGAGAGTGATTACTTCTTTGCTTAGTAGTACACGGATTACTATTAACCGACACCATAAATAGATATTAGCTTCGCACACTTATGGAGGTTATATGACAACTACAAATGTAACCACTCCCAAAGGAGTGCTAGTGTATCCACACTTAAATAAGGCGGATACAAAATTCGATACTCACGGAGTATGGCGAGCAAATTTAAGACTTACTGCAGAAGATGCACAAAGTCTAAAGCAATCTATTGATGATGCAATAGAAGCCAACGCTGATGAGTATACAAAATCAAAAGGTAAGAAAGTTAAAATTGCTAACGCACCTTACCAAGAAGATGAAGACGGAAACTACGTCTTTACTTTTAAACTCAAAGCGTCTGGTACTAGACCTAATGGTGAGAGATGGGAACAGAAACCTATACTCTATGATGCCAAAGGAAATGTATTCCAAGCTAACGGCAAAACAATATGGGGAGGTACGAAAGCAAAAGTTGCTTTTCAAATGTCGCCATACTTTGTTAGCTCAATAGGCGCTGGTGTATCGCTTCGATTAAAAGCAGTACAAATAATTGAACTTGTAACTGGTGGAGCTGATGCTTCTTCTTATGGATTTCAAGAAGAAGAAGGCTTCGTGGCAGAGAATGAAACTAAAGAGGAAACGCCTGAAGAAGGCGACTTCTAAATTTCGCTCTGGACTTGAAGAAGAGATAGCGAAACAACTAACGGATTTAGGAGTCTCGTATGATTATGAGACTCTTACTATCCTGTATAAAAAACCCGAACAACAATCTCGTTATACTCCAGACTTCACTTTACCAAATGGAATTATCATTGAAGGTAAAGGTCAGTTTGTAACGAGTGATAGAAAAAAGCATCGACTCATAAGAGAACAATTCGGAAGTCAATACGACATACGATTTGTTTTTTCTAATCCTAATCAGAAGATAGGGAAGAAATCTAAAACTACTTATGGTGATTGGTGCAAACGATATGGCTTCAAATATGCAACTAAACACATACCGATTGAATGGATAAAAGAAAATGCCAAGACAAATAACTGATACAATTTTCGTGCATTGCTCAGCAACGAAACCATCAATGGATATAGACGCCAAAGAGATTGACCGATGGCACAGAGAACGAGGCTTCTTAAAAATTGGTTACCACTTCGTCATCAAAAGAGATGGCACTAAAGAAACTGGTAGAGATTTAATGGAAGCTGGCGCTCACGTCAAAGGACACAATCATAAATCTATTGGCCTATGTCTCATTGGTGGAGTTAGTGAAGCTGATGTGAATGTACCAGATAATAACTTCACAAAAGAACAATGGCTTACATTGAAAAATTTATTGAATGATTTGATAGAACAATTTCCCGGAGTTGTAATCAAAGGACACAATGAAGTTTCAAGTAAAGCTTGTCCATCGTTTGATGTTCAAGCGTGGCTATTGAAGGAAGGTATTATCAAAACAAAACAAGTTACTACTCCAGAAGAAAAAGAATTTCTGGAGCAGAAACGAGAACAATTTAGAGGAGAACAACTTGAACTATTTGGCGGAAGAAAAGACAAGTGAGTTCGTAAGGCATGAAGCCTGTCCGAGTTGCGGCAGCAAAGATAATGTTGCTCGCTACACGGACGGCTCTGCTTACTGCTTTGGTTGTTCATATAAAGAAAACACATCTCGAGTTTCACTTACTCCAAAAAAGAAAATGGATATGAATTTTATAGAAGGTGAATACAGAGATTTAGTAAAAAGAAAACTGTCCTCACAAACTTTACGAAAGTTTAATTATCAAATTAACAAGGACGTTCACATTGCTAATTACTATGACAAAGAAAATAATTTAGTTGCTCAACACACAAGAAGCAGCAACAAAGATTTTAAATGGAAAGGTAATTTAGATAACATACAATTATTTGGTCAGCATCTATGGAGAGATGGTGGTAAACTATGTGTAGTTACTGAAGGTGAAATAGATTGTTTAACTATAAGCCAATATGTTTTTCAAAATCGTTTTCCTGTAGTAAGTATTCCTAGTGGCACAAACTCTGCACATAAATATGTTGCAAAAAATATTGAGTGGTTAGAATTATTTGACCATGTAATATTTTGTTTTGATAATGATGCGCCCGGTAAAGAAGCAGCTATTAAATGTGCTGCACTTCTTACTCCAGCAAAAGCTAAGATAGCATCACTACCTTTGAAAGATGCAAGCGATATGGTGCAAGCTGGACTTGGTAAAGATTTAATTGATTGTATCTATGGTGCAAAAATTTACAGACCCGATGGTATCATACAAGGAAAAGAAACTTGGGATATACTTAATCAAGAAGATTTAGAATCAACTTGTAATTATCCATACGAAGGTCTCAACAATAAATTAAATGGAATGCGATTAGGTGAGATAGTAACTTTCACAGCTGGTACAGGTATAGGAAAAAGCCAGGTGTGTAGAGAGATTGCTTATCATCTTACACGTAACAAACAACAAGTAGCATACATAGCATTAGAAGAAAATGTGAAGAGAAGTATTAGAGGTATCGTTGGTTTAGAATTAAATAAACCAATACATCTACCAGAAGTATTTAATAGTATTCCAAAAGAAGAATTAAAAACTGCATGGGAAAATGTTTCTACTAATATAAATTTTTATAATCACTTTGGTTCTACTGATAGTAAGAACTTGTTAAGTAAAATAAAATACTTTGTATCTGCGATTGGCTGCAAGTGGGTAATACTAGACCATGTAAACATTGCAGTATCTGGTATTGATGAAGGAGATGAACGTAGACTAATTGATAACATAATGACTAGACTTAGAAGTTTAGTTGAAGAGTTACAGTTTGGTTTAATTTTAGTTTGTCATTTAAAGAGACCAGTAAATTCTAACAAAGGACATGAAGAAGGATTGAATACTTCTATGTCTCAGCTCAGAGGTTCAGCTGGTATTGGACAACTTACAGATATTTGTATTGGCTGTGAAAGAAACCAGCAAGACAATGAGAACTCAAACCAAATGACCTTACGTATTCTAAAGAATAGGTTCAATGGCACAACTGGTATTGCTTCTTATCTATCATACAATCCAGAAACAAATAGACTAACAGAAAATAATTATGACTTTGAATAAAAATATAACTGAAGAAGATATTATAAATAGCTTCGTAGAACAGATACTATCTGAAGATGCAGACTTTGAATTTATGTCTGAAGATGAGCAAGCGAAAATCTACGGCATCTATCAATTACTATTAACTGCAGTTCATAGAGCAGTAGCACATGATAATGTTTATCCAGTTGTTTATGCAAATGATTATAATTCAAAGAAGGTAGTAGAGAATGCTATATCAAATGTTAAGCATCTCATACCAGAAATCTCTCGTATCACAGTTTCACTTGTTCACTAGAATGAGGAACTATGAAATTAATATTCGACTTAGAAAGTGACGGGTTACTTCCCGAACTTACAAAGATACATTGTATCGTAGCTAAAGATACAGAAACAAATCAAGTCTACAGTTTTAAACCTAACGAGGTTGAGAAAGGTTTAGACTTATTAGCTAATGCAAAAGAAATCATCGCACATAATGGTATAGGTTTTGATATACCAGCAATCAAAAAGGTTTACCCGCAATGGTATACAGGTGCAAAGATAACAGACACATTAGTTTTATCACGATTAATATTCCCGGACTTAAAGAACAAAGACTTTGCTGTAAGTAATAAACATGGATTTGATAATAGACTTATTGGTTCGCATTCACTTGAAGCATGGGGAAGAAGATTAAATATTCTCAAAGGTAACTTTGGAAAACAAACTGATTGGCAGCAATGGTCGCAAGATATGCAAAACTACTGCAGCCAAGATGTGGAAGTTACACATACATTTTATAAAGAGTTACAGAAAAGAAAGTATTCTCCTACAGCTGTAGAATTAGAACATCAATTCGCAACTGCTATCTTCTTACAAGAAATGATAGGCTTTCAATTTGATAATGATGCTGCTTATAAGTTACTACAAAAACTTACAAAGAAAAGATTAGACCTAGAAGAAAAATTACAGGAAGTATTTCCACCAGTACAAAAAGATTTGGGCGAGTTCATTCCAGCTAGAGATAATAAGACTCTTGGTTATGTAAAAGGAGTAGCCATACATAAATATGAAACTGTTAATTTTAATCCTAATAGTCGTCATCATATTGCTGATAGGCTGAAGGATA